TACCTTCAGTCATTCTAACAGTTTCACAAATATAAACAACAGAAAAATGAGCAACTTCTTAAACTTAAATTCCCGCGACTATTGGAAAGGTCTGATCGTCGCAGTTCTGGCGGTAGTTGTCGGAGCAGTAACTGAACTGTTGCAGGCTGGCGCTTTGCCTACATCCGACCAATGGATGAGCATTGTAAAACTTGCAGTTAGCGCAGCGGTATCGTATCTCCTGAAGAATTTAATCACGAACAATCAGGATCAAATACTGACGAAAGACCGCTAAATGGTAAACGAACAAAAACACACCTAATTAGACACGTATGACAGCAAAAGAAGCATTGGAACAAATCAAAAGCCTTTTTGCAGAGCATGAAGGCGAGAAAAAGATGGAAGAACCAAAAGAGGACATGAAGCCTGAAGCTATGGAAGCAAAGGAGTATGTACTCGAAGATGGCATGACTAAAGTCCTGATCTCTGATCTTGAGGTCGGCGGTATGGTTTCCATCATGAACGAGGACGGCACTACTGCGCCTGCTCCTGCTGGAGATCATAAACTCGTAGATGGCACGGTTATCACTGTTGCCGAAAATGGTTTGATCTCTGCTGTTGTAGCGCCAGCGCCAGCACCTTCTCCTGAAGTTGAAGAGGCACGGGCAGCCTTCGCGGAACTGAAAGCCCAGCAGGAGGCCTTTGCCGCTGCTTGGACATCAGAGAAAGACGCACTGCATGCAGCACTGAAAGCGTATGACGAGAAACTGCGCGTCATGGCCAGCGTCGTCGAAAGCCTGCTGCAAACTCCCAGCACAGAGCCTGTGATGGAAGCTAAAGACAAATTTGAGTTTCACCAGCCAAGCCAAGCCGAGAAGGTGAAGGATTTGCTGATGACCATAGACCAGATGAAAAATAAAAAATAACAAAAACAAACAAAGATGGCATTTTCATTTTCAGGATTAACCGCGTATGTAGAGCAGAACGAAAGGCTGCTCGTCGCTTCATCAGTTCTCGGTGCAAAGACACAGCAACTGATCCAAGCAAATGGCAACGTGATGGTGGGCGTTAAGTCCAAAGAAACCATAAATATCATGGACACCGACGCAATATTCCAAGCGGGTGGTTCTTGTGGTTTCCTTACTTCAGGCACAACCACATTCAGCCAGCGTGAGGTTGAGGTTGGCAAGTTCAAGGTGAACGAGGCAATCTGTCCGAAAGACCTCGAGCAGTATTACTTCCAGAAGGCGCTCCCTGCTGGCAGCCGTTATGACACTGTGTACTTCGCAGAGGAATACACTGGCCGCAAAGCCGCTAAGATCGCTGCACAACTTGAGAAAGCAATCTGGCAGGGCGACAAGACCAGCGTTGATGTGAACCTTAACAAGTTTGACGGTATCATCGAACTCATCAAAGACGCAGGCGCATCTATCGTAAACGCTAACAGCGTTGCATACTACGGATCAGTTGAAACAGCAATTAATGATTCAACTGTCGTGAACATTCTTGACGCGATCTACAAGGCAATCCCTGCCGAGGTTGTAGACAAAGACGACGTCAAGATTTTCTGCGGCATGGATGTCTTCCGTACTGCAACTGTTGCCATAAAGAATGACAACCTGTTTCATTACCAAGTGAACGCCAAGGCAAATGATAGCTTCATCCTGCCCGGTACGTCTATCGAGGTAGTTGGTACACCAGGTCTGAATGGTACGAACAAGTTGTATGCTATGCGCGTCAGCAACCTGTATCTCGGTACAGACTTGCTGAATGAAGGCACTGACCGCTGGGAACTGTTCTTCGCTAAAGAGGCTGACCAAGTCCGCTTTGTGAGCGAGTTCAAACTCGGTGTGAACTTTGCTTTCCCTACCGAGATCGTGAAGTTCGAGATATAACAATTCGGGGGTGCGCCGTAACGCACTCCCATAATCGTATAAACTTATACAATGGCGTGCGCACTTACACAAGGATACACATTTGACTGTAAGGACAATATCGGCGGCCTGAAGAATGTCTGGTTCATCGGATGGAATGACGTCAGCTCGCTGACTGTCGCATCTGGTGTAGTAACCACGATCACTAAGGCGGCTGGTAAGGTCTTTTACAAATATCAACTGGTGCGGAACACCGCATCATTCACCGAGAATATTGCTGGCAGTATCGAAAACGGAACTGTCGTATACAATCAGGAATTGGCAATCGTCATCAACAAAATGCAAGTGTCTATGAGGAATGAAATCCTCCTGCTGGCACAGAATAATATGATGGCGGTAGTCGAAGATCAGAACGGAAGGTACTGGCTTGCTGGTCGCTACAATGGTCTGGACTTGTTGTCTGGATCAAGCAGCACAGGTACGGCACAGACTGACCGAAATGGTTACACGCTCACCTTTAGCGGTGGCGAGAAGGAACTCGCTCCAGAAGTACAGAGCAGCGTAATCGCAACACTCACGGCATAAGCGAGGGGTAAATAGGTGATTGGATAACCGAGTCTTTTTAGGCTCGGTTTTTTTTATGCTGTAAAAAGTCATGGCGGCGGCTAATTATAGACGTGATAAACTTAACACTCGGACAGAGCCAATATGTCTACCTGACTGTTCAAGAAAGCCTGACACTGTCAAGCCCTAACTACTTGTTTAGATTTGTGCAGCGTACTACCAACGAGGAGATCAAATTTGTGAAGAAAAGCAGCGACGACGTGAGCCTGTACAAAGACAGATATTCTAAATTCCTGTTTGATGTGGATCAGTTGTTCTGTGGTGAAATTGGTGAGTATTACTACTACATATATGAGCAGGCGAGCGCCAGCAATCTTGAAATCGAGAATACAGGCAAGCTATTGGAAACTGGTATCATGCGTCTGAATCCTGCAACTGAAGATGTATTTTCGTTCACAAAGTATCAGACGTCAAATATATTCACAACAAAATGACAAATAGTAACAACTTCATAGTTCTAAACTTCGCAGAGGCGAGGATGCCAGAATATAGGGAGAAAAAAGGGCAGGGCTACATTGAGTTCGGCGAGTTGAATGATTATCCAGATTATCTGCTTCGGCTATTCAATAAGTCAGCAAAGCATAACGCGATTGTTAGGGGCAAGGTCAATTACATCATGGGCAACGGCTGGAAGTCTGACAACGAAGATGATGCAGCAGCTAAGGCGTTCATCGATGCACCGAACAGGTATGAGAGCCTCGCAGACCTCACAAAAAAGGTATCTATCGACATTGAAGTTTTTGGAGGCGCTTATCTCTCCTGCGTGTGGTCGGCAGCAGGCGGCAACCTTGCCAGCATTTCGCACGTAGATTACACAAGGATCAGGACATCGGCAGACAATACTGCATACTGGTATAAAAAGGACTGGAGCGATAGGAAGGAAAAGCCGAAGATCATACCAGCGTTCACAACCTCCATGCCTACTGGGGAGCAGATACTTTATATCAAAGAATACAGGCCAAGCCTTGACGCATACGCGCTGCCATCGTACATGGGTGCGTTGAACTATATCGAGAGCGACATAAAGGTATCCGAGCATGTACTCGGCAACGCTGAAACTGGTTTCAGTGCCAGCAAGTTGATTACCTTACCGAATGGTGAGCCATCAGACGAAGAAAAGCGAAACATTGACAGGAGATTCCGCGATAATTTTGGCGGTGCGGATGGCAAGAAATTTATGCTTTCATTTGTCAATGATCCTACACGAAAGCCGATTGTAGAGGACTTGGGCGCGTCTGACCTGACAAAAGAGGATTTCGGGCGCGTGGATTCAATGATCCAGCAGAACATCTTTGCAGGGCATCAGATCACATCGCCGAGCCTTTTTGGTATTGCAGAGGCTGGCAAACTTGGAACGCGCAACGAAATCCGCGATGCCTACGAGATTTTCAAGAACACGTATGTAAATGACAAGCAGCAGGCGCTTGAATCTGTGTTTAATCGTCTGGCATCTTTGCGTGGTGTTACATCGCAACTTTCAATTATTCCAGTTGAGCCGATCAGCTATGAGTTAAGTGAGGCGGCGATTATGACAGTTGCGCCACGTGAGTGGGTGCTGGAGAAGGCAGGGATTGACATAAGCAAGTACGAGCCGCAGCCGCAAGATGGGCAGCCAGTACAAGCGGAACAGGTTGCAGTAAATGACAATCTGAAAAGCATGTCAGGCCGCCAGTGGCAGCAGATGGCGCGTATCATCAGGGAGTTTACTAAGGGCAAGATCACACGCGAGCAGGCAAGCCTTATGCTACGCAGTGGCTACGGCATGAGTGAGGAAGAAATTACCACCATGCTCGGAGCAGAGGAATTTCGGGAGGAATTGACCGAAGATGAAACGCTCGACGTCTTCGCCGAGTATGGCGCCAGCCGTCATGAGTTTGAAGTTGTAAGCAGCAAGCCTTTGCAGTTCGCGGAGGTGAAGGATGCGGCAGATAAAAAGATTTTGGAAATCTTGCAAAAGTATCCGCTCACACCATCGGCTGACATAGCCAAAGCCATCAGGGTAGACGTTTCGGAGGTCGAGGCTCGCATATCACGACTGGTAGAGGACAATGTCCTAAAGATATACAAGGATGGCAGGATTAAGCCTGTAAAGCCTGTAAGCGAGATCGTAGAAAAGCCCACGACTGTGGAGTTCGAGGTTCGCTATTCTTATGAGTGGAAGCCTGAAGTGCCGACAGGGCAAAGGGATACGCCAGAGCATCCGAGCCGTAAGTTCTGCAAGCGCTTGATGGAACTGGAAAGGTTCTATCTGCGTTCAGAAATTGAGCAGATGAGCCGCAGGCTTGGGTATAGTGTATTTGACAGAGGCGGCGGCTGGTGGGGTGATTCACCTTCCTGCCGTCATGAGTGGAGGAGTAACATAGTACAAAGAAAAAAGAAATGAGCAAAAAGGTACTTTTCATAACGCCGCAGACCATAAAGGAGCGCACAGGGTTACACGCCAACGTAGATGAGAAACTTGTGAATCCTGAAATCCTAACAACGCAGGATATGTACATCCTGCCAGCACTCGGCACGGCTTTGTATGTTCGTTTGCAGGATGGCATAGAGAATAACAATCTCACAGATAAAGAACAGGAATTGCTGGACACGTACATCACGCCAGCGCTGGTGCATTTTGTTCTTTCGGAGTTGCCAATGGGCATATCCTTCCAGTTCTACAACAAGGGATTGATCCGCAAGACTGGCACGGATCAGACCGAGCCGAATGTACAGGACATCATCGATGTATCGAATCGCTACAAGGCACGCGCGGAGTTCTATAAAAATAGAATGATGCTTTGGGTAAAAGAAACAGCAAGCAAGGGTGTACACTTTCAGGAGTACATCAATCCCGGTACTGGTATAGACATAGTGCATCCAGACAATGAGGCATACACTACGAGCATCTACCTCGGTGATGATTGTGGATGTAAGCCTAAGAGGTTTGAAGAAATTTACCAAGGCGACACCTTCAGAACTTGTAATGAGCAATAGAACCTACTCACATAAAAATCAAGACAGGCTGCGTGCCTATCTGAAAAAAATAGAGAATGACACTAAATCAACTGGTGGCACAGATAACAGAGTTCGGCGAGAAGCACGAAATGATCGCAACGACGTACTACGGCGCAGCGATGGACAAACTCGCGGAAAGTGATGTTACATATCCGATGTTCACATTTAATGTAACGAATGGCCAGATAAACGGTCAGGAGTTAGTGCTGTCTTTTTCTATGTTCTTTTTCGACAGGCTGCAAGCCGACAAGACAAACGAACAGGAGGTTCACTCGGATATGTTGCAGATTGCGCAGGACATCATCGCACAGTTGCGCTATCAAGGCTGGGAGTTTGTGCTTCAGGATCAGATCACGATAAATCTTTTCACGGATGACACGCCAGAGATGTTGGCAGGAGTGAACGCGGAAATAGGTGTATCGCTGCCGTATCAATCTGACAGGTGCGCTGTACCTTCAACACTTATATACTAAGACATGGCAAACAAGAGGATAAATGAATTAGATACACGCGTGCCAGTCAGCACTGACCTTGTGATCGTTGGCGATCCTACGACAGGGTATAGCTACAAATCGACGCTGTCATCTATTGTCAGCAGCGCGGCAACAGTTACCAAAGTGCAGTTCATCACTGCACAGGCTGGCTTCCCTTCCATCGGTGCAACGACTTATACTAACTCGAATTTCAGCGGTGCTGACGTTGTCATGGTGTGGCGTAATGGCTTGCCACTGTTTGAAGGGAATCCGAATGACGGCGATACTTATTTTACCTTTGCCTCGACTACGGTAACGTTCAGCGAAGCATTACAGGCAGCCGAAAAAATTATCATACTCGCAATCAAATTAACATGAGAAACCATCTACTTCTTTGTGCATTTCTATTGGTTTGTGAAGGTCTGAACGCACAGACGCAGTTACTCGGATCGCCCACGACGCTTGTGAAGAATCGCGGCGCGTTCATGTCCGATTCCTTGCTGTACATTCCTAAGCGCAGCAAGACGCCATCAGACAGTGGTGCGATCAGGTACCAGATCAGCGACAGCGCGATCTATGTCTGGACAGGCTCGCAGTGGATCAAGGCGGGTGCAGGCGGTACGGTTACAAGCATCACAGCGGGTACTGGCTTGTCAGGTGGAACGATCACGTCA